GGCTTGGGTAAATCATACATGATCGAGATTTTCCTGAGGTTGATATGTGTTGCAGTAGGACTCCCTTATGGGGAAGGTTACCTATACGTTCACAAGGAGGGCAAGAAGCACTTCGATAGCTGGAAGAACCATATGATAGCTGTACTCCTCGATGACTACATGAACAAGAAGGAGATGGGGAATGATGGTGGAACAAACATAGTTATTGATCTGGTGAACAGAACCCCATTCCGCCCGCCTATGGCTTCCCTGGAAGATAAGGAGAATGCTGACTGTCATCCCGACTTTGTTCTTTTTACCGGGCATGACAAGACCTTACGAGCGTATGAGCAGTCCATCTCATGCATTAGTATCCAGAAGAGGTGTGAGTTTGCTATCGACGTAAGAGCGAAAGAGGAATTTATCAAGTACGTGGACGGGACACCAGCTGGGATAGACTCAGATAAAGTGAGGGAGTTCTACACCAACGCCGATGGGACGGAGATACCTCGCCTCATCGATTCCACGCTGTGGTACACTATAACCACTGTCAAACCCGGTAAGGACCATACCAAGGTGGCCCCATATGCTATATGCACCTATAATGGAAAGTTAATGAAGGACGTTGAGGCTGAGGAGGTTCTGGCATTCCTAATTGACGCCACCGTGCGAAACAGGAAACGTGAGGCCGAGTTGGCCAAGAGAAACTCAGCCCCCCCAATTGACCTGTTCCCACGGTGCTCCTCTGAGGGTTGCTGCCACTTTGCCCATTCCTGCCCTTACCATGGTAAGAATGGAACACCGAAGGCTGTTTTTGGAACAGGTCCACCGGATGATAAAACACTTCCTCCGCCTCTACCGCCCAAATCTGACCCTAAGCCTAGGAGAAGACCCTCCCCGAGAAAACATCAGGATGGAGAGGCCACTGTGGATCTGGTATACAGGGATCTCGACGAGGATGCCGAGTACATGGGTGTTCAGAACCAGCGTGTTATTGATGAAATAGCCACCGACATTATCGAACAGTACGAAAGAGATTGGTTGGAGCAACATGCCGAAACCTATTTTGATGACCAAAGCGATGTAACGCTACCCAAAATTGTTGAGGACTCCGATGAAGAGTCTGATGGCAATGATGATCTATCCGAAGAACAGATGGAGGAACAAAGTTTTGGTTTCGTATTTTCCTCGGCCATGGCGGGTCTTAGGAAAAGAATAGCGGCTGATGTGTCACGGAAAATTTTCCTGGGCGTTTCTGCAACTCAGATGGCAACTTATCATGGATTGAGTAACCTGTGGACCAAATTCGATTGGTTGAAATTTGTTCCCCGGGGTCTAGTTAAGGACCCGTGGTTCGCAGAAGCTACTGGCTTAATAGATGCCGACCGTCTGTATAGTTCTTTTGTGAGGCGCACGTTGGCCATTATGTCCCCTTTTGGCCTGACGTGTGCATCCTACGCTTTCACGAAAGCCGTGAAATTAGCCAATGGGGCTCCACTGTATAGTCCAAGCAGGCTACTAGCTTCAAGATATGGAAAAGCCCCTGGTGACGGGATTCTCCATCTCATTGCCGGATCTTCTTTCCTGATGGCCGGACTCCTAGCAACACGTGGGAACTGGGAGGCCGTTAAGAAACGCCATTTGGATGATCTCTTGGCTAGGAATGATGTCACTCGATTTTGCAACACAGCAACGAGAGATAAATTCATGCTCACAGCTATGGCCTACACTTCAGCGGCGGCTGGACTCTACGCTGCTCTAAAAATCATGCGCCAATTGAAACACCTGCAGAAAGTTGGCTTCGAGGGATGGATAGACTCCTTACTCGGAATCAGCAAGGAGGTACCGCTTGGTGTTATAGGAGACGTTGTACCCAAACTAACCACTGACGTTATGGCACCGGCCTCCGGTGGCAACCCAGATGTTGGCGTGCCTCCTGAAGAAGAGGAAAAGAAGGACACTTTGCTCGAGGGAAAACATGAGGATGCCCCCATCACGCATAAAGATGCGAAACCACAACCTGATCTATTTGTGGAGACCATTGAGAAAAATACCAGGAATGGAGCCCCTTCCGATTGGCTGACTCCTAACTTCTCCAAGATATCCCTTGACCCCAGGGCCAAAACATCCACGTCTTCCCAGGTGAAGAATGTGGTCGGAGGCAATCTGTACCATTTTGACAATTTCGATAGCAACACTGGAAAGCCTGTGTCTTTTGGGAATGTCACCTTTGTAGACCCTTCCTTGTGTTACATACAGAAGCACTACGTGTCGAAGATGAAGAAATTCAAGATGAGGCTCAAAGTTAACGACGACCCGCGCTCGACCAACCACTCTAGATCCTTTGATGTGTACGAAGACAATTTATTTGAGATACCGGAGAGCGACTACGTGTTCATATACAGTTATGCTGCTGGTATATTGTGCAAAGACATAACACACCTATACCCCCAGGAAAAGCTAACGGTCGGATCCAACCATAGTTTCACAATGATTTATAGAGACGATTCTGGGGCCATCAAAACTTCAGATGGAACTGGTAGGGTTGTCAACTTCAGCGTCGCGGGGGGTCAACCCTTCCTCGCGATTGAGTACACCCAATTCCAGGGCATCACATTCCCAGGTCTGTTTGGAGCCTCTCTCATTAGGGCAGGAAACTCTTCTTGTATACTAGGATCCCATGTGGCCGGTTGTCCTGGTAAGGATGTGGGTGTCGCGGCCGCGATGGATGTGACGATGATTAATCGCGCCAGAGCCCATTTTATGATGAAAGGGCGCCACATGTATTCGGAAGTTCCTCCTCCTAACTTGGAGTTGATGGGCAAAAGATTAGAGGAGCAGGAGGGCTTACATCCAAAACACTTCATGAATTTTCAGACCCAGTCGTCCCATTGGACAATGGTCGGAGCAGTGAAACCAGCAGGCGCTCAGCGTAGCTGCTTCAAGATTTTCGATATAAACGACACCGTCAAAAAAGTCTTTAAAGACGAAGTCGATTGGGGCCCTCCCAAGATGAGTCCTATATGGTGGGGTTATCAAAAATGGTATGAGAAGGCCAGAGAGCCCATGGGGAATATAGATCCAGTGCTCGTTGACAAAGCCATAGATGACTACATGTCTAGTATCGCTGGTGTTGTCCACCATCCCGATTGGAAGGATAAGTTAAAACCTCTGTCCGATGATGAGGCTTTGAATGGGATACCAGGTAGACGTTTCATAAGCGGTTGGCCTATAGGCACGGCTGCTGGTTTACCTCTGGAAGGTGATAAGAAACAGCTCATAGATATTCACCCAGAAACTGGGGAGCGTTCCTTGAAGAAGGAATTTGTGGAAGAACTTGAGAAAGATAGATCCAAACTCAGGGCGGGCACTCGCACGTGTCACCCCGTAAAAACCTTCTTCAAAGATGAACCCCATCCATCCACCAAGGAAAAGGTACGTGTAGTTAACGTGGTTTCCCCTACAACAAACTTTGAGGTCAGGAGATTGTGGCTCCCAATAATAGAAATGATAGAACTGAATCCCACTGCTTTCGAGATAGCTGTTGGAGTCAACGCCAGTAATCATGAGTGGGACGACATTATGACGCATGTCAAAAGGTTTGGCTCCGGACGAGTGTTTGCTGGTGATTATAGTGGTTACGACACTAAGCTGTCCCAACAGATGTTGCAAGCCGCTTTTAAGGTACTTTATAACATAGCTGCCACTAGCTCTGGTTACACAGAGGAAGATCTTGCAGAGATGAGGACGCTGATGGAAGAGTTGACTGCACCCTTTATAGTCATAGATGGTGCCATCTTCATCCCGTCTCTTGGTTTCTGGATATCTGGTAACGCCCTGACAGTGATTATCAACGCCATAGCCAATAGTTTGATTATACGCTGTTTCTTCTTTTCGATTTATCCAGATAGGAAATTCAATGAGAATGTCGCCCTCATCACGTATGGGGATGACTGCATAGGTGAGATTTCCTCTTTGGCACCCCTCATGACGTGCACCGGCTTTGCGGAGTGGTTGGGGAGGCACGGGTTAAAGTTCACGCGTTTTGATAAGAGCGATGAGCCCATGCCAGATTACTACACATGGCAGGAGGCCGATTTCCTAAAAAGAAAGAGTGTGTTCCATCCCGACATCGGTATCGAGCTTGGGGCCTTGGAACCGGAATCCATGCGTCGCATGATGAGGGTCTGCACGCTGAAGAAAGGGAATGGGCTCAGTGCTTACGATATCAGTTGTATGAATGTGTCCGGAGCCGTCAGGGAAGCATTCCTGCACGGTCGTGATTTTTACGAGGACTTTCGAGAGAAATGCATCAGTGTCGTTCTGTCACACAACATGGCGGGGCACGTGGAAGGGCTCGATATGACATATGATGATAGAATCCAAGATTGGATTCAAAGAAACGGAGAGAGGTGCCGCGATTACCTGGTAAGAAAAAATCGTGAAATACCTCGCGCCCTCAGTGAGATGGTCACAGTGACCGAAACCAAAAAGAGGGGTTCATCGTATGGTTTACCAGTGACCTGCGCGGAGTGGCGCAGTGAACTAGGCTTCGATGGGCAGGACCCTTGTGAGGACATTCTCTAGTGTCCCGGTTCGATATCCACCACAAACCGTTCCTTCCGCTTAAGCATGGCGTTTGGAATGTACATAGTATGCTTAACAACCAATACAGAAACATAGACGCTTGGGGGAGCGCAAAACCCCTCGAGGAAATTAATGATTTTGCCCTCGCAAATAAAATCTACACCCAAGTAGCCAATGATCTTGATCTATCTCTTGGCATAATTAGGGACAGTTCGTTGGAGCTCATGGAGCTTATGGACCCCCTCAGCTCCCATTTACTGGAGAGGATATCCCATGCAGTGGGTTTGCTCAGGGATGTTAGAACTGAGCTGTATGATGTGGCAGGCTACTCAATGGATAGGAGGTTCCAGAGTGGTGAAGTTGATCACCAACAAGTACTAACCGGTTTCTCCGATGAAATGCCTGGTGAGGTCCAGAAGGAGGAAACTTACACTGACCCTGCCCGGATGATTGGTGATGAATCCAATTCATCGATAGGCTCTTTCTTTGCGCGTCCAGTAAATATAGTCAATTACACTTGGACCGTTGGTGGATGCCTAAACCTGGCCTTTAATCCATGGGCGCTTTTCTTCAACAATAAGAGAGTCATAAATAGGATTGCCAATTACTCCATGATGCGCTGTGAGCTGCATCTCAAGTTCGTCATTAATGGCAACGCTTTCTATTATGGACGCCTCGCGGCAGCTTATCTCCCGCTCCACAACTATGACGATTATTCTTTCACCGGTTTGCCTAGCTCAGGAGCCCTGACTGAATTATCTCAAAGGTTGCACTGCGTCATGAACCCCACAACCAGTCAAGGTGCCGAGATGGTGCTTCCGTTCTTCTGGTCCGCTAATTCAGTGGATGTCGTGGGTAGTACCTACCAGGAGCTGGGAGAAATAAACTTGTATGAGGTGAACCCCTTGTTAAACACTGCTTCATCTACGGAAGCATTGACAGTGTCAGTCTTCGCGTGGGCTGAGAAGGTTGTGTTGTCAGGTCCCACAACACGCAATCCTCTTAGCATAGTACCCCAAGCTGGTTACCATGATGAACGCGATCCGCATTCCGGATCTTTGTCAGCAGTGGCTACGGCTATCTCAAAGTCTTTGAGAGAGTTATCCGCCATCCCGTCCATAGCCCCCCTGGCAATGCCAAGTTCAATGGTCATGAAAGGTGTTAGCAAATTAGCCAGCTCTTTTGGTTATAGTAGACCTAACATTATGCAGCCCCCCAACATCGTGAGAACTGCTCCCTGTGCATCGCTAGCCAATGTAGATGTACCTGACACAGTTCAGAAGCTCACTTTAGATCCTAAACAGGAACTGAGTGTGGACCCCAGAATTTCGGGGGTTGGCACCCAAGATGACTTGGCTATTTCATCCATGGCGACTCGCGAAGCCTATTTGACGTCTTTTGCGTGGAACTCCTCGCAAGCCAAGGGCACAATGCTCTATAACATGAGGATTTGCCCCACGTATTTTTCGGTGGACGGTTCAAAGATTTACTTCACGCCCGTCGCCTTCGCCGCGATGCCATTCCGTTATTGGACGGGTAGTATAAAAGTACGCTTTGAGGTAGTGGCTTCCGGCTTCCATCGCGGGAGGGTCCTCGTACGATATGATCCCCAAGAGATATCCAACGACGAGCTCAACCTCAGTTACGCAGACGTGGTTGACATTTCAACTGACACCGACATTGGTTACAAGGTGGGTATATCCCAGCCTATTAACTTGTTACCGGTGCGTGTCCCTGGGGCAGTCTCGCTTTCCAATATTCGCAGCACCAGTGTTGCTCTTACGACTGACTCGGATTACAATGGAGTACTAGGAGTGTATGTCCAGAACGAACTTGTCACATCAAACCCTGGACTCACTAGCATAACTGTCAATGTGTACGTCTCAGCAGGTGAAGATTTTGAAGTCTTTGTCCCTACCTCCGCACCCTCTTTGTACTCCGTTGAGCCCCAAGCTGGTCTCCATCCGACGGGTGAGGAGATATCAACGGAGATAGTGAAATACAGAGATGTCTATCCATCCACATCCAATCACGATGATCTTAATAAGATCTATATTGGAGAGAGGGTGTTGTCGCTCCGTAGCTTGTTGAAGAGGTATACTCTGCATGAAACAAGCGGTTACGGAGCTCATATCGCTGGGGGTATTAAAGAATTCTGGACGGTACGAAATGCTTTTCCCTATTATAAAGGTAAAGTGGCGGGAGCTGTCCACTCCACTAGCGTGTTAGCCCCTTACAATTACTGCAACACACTCCTCCTGCACCTGATATCCTTGTGCTTCTCAGGACGCAGAGGTTCTATAAGATATAAATTTGTTCCTAGAGGAGGTTTGGCCAACGTCCCTCTGACTGTGCCGGGTTATTCAGTTGAACTTTTAGGCCCCTCGACCGATTTTTCGGATGTGGCCACTATGGTCACAGCATCTGCAACTCCCAGCCAGCACGCTTCGAGATCCGTCTTGGATAACGGGGACAGTAATGTCTTCGGACCGCTCGCCGGTTCCAGAGGTGCCGCTTTATCGGGTTATGATGGAAACCCAATCCTCGAGTTCGAGGTACCTTTTTATTCCAATTATAGGTTTTCCCCTGGGAAAAATGCAAATTGGACGGTTACACCGAGTTACGTCAATTTCGGTGGGTTTCAGTGCAAGTACCAGATCTGCACAACAACGTCGGCCAGATGGGCGATGGATCACTACGTGGCTATTGGAGAAGATTTCCAGTTTTATTTCTTCTCTGGTATCCCCGCATTGTATTACACACCATCTCCACCGGCACCATTATAAGCAATACACCAGGGCGACTCTGGTGGGTTCGTGCTTTGTACAATACATGTAGAATGCGCGGACTGGTTTGCACCGTTTGAGAAAATCGATACTATTTAGTTTTCAACCGGTGGTGAACCGGGGAATTTTGCTATTTTAGTCGCGATCTTCTTT